GATAACATGTTCGACAAGCGTCCACATTTAGGTCTTCCTTCTTGGTTTAAACGATGATATAATTCTTAGATGGAGGCAGGGCACCACCACATACCCCCTGTCTCCTTTTAAGGATTATATTATATGTTTTTTGGAGCAACTTCATTTGCCGCAGCCCCTTTTGCTGATCAAGGTTTTAACCCTAATGCCTTTGTTGACGTTACTGGGTCTAGAATAAATGAATCTACTGGAACAGTATCGTTAGTTGGTAAAGCTAATTTTGCAGTAACAGGTAGTAGAGTTAATTTTTCTATAGGTAATACATCTGTTATAGAAGGTGTCGGTGTTATAGTTACACCAGATGGATCTAGATTAAATATTACTACAGGAGATCCAGCTGTAGTTGGAAATGCTATATTTGCAATTACAGGTAGTAGAGTTAATTTAAATACAGGGACTCCGACTTTTGCTTTTAAATATCCTGTATCTGGAAGTAGAATAAATGCAAACAGTGGTAGTCCAACAATAGTTGGAAAAGCAACTGTTGAACCAGATGGTTCTCAAGCTAACCTAAATACAGGAACTGTTACAATATCTGCAGATGCTAATTTTTCTGTAACTGGTAACAGGGTAAATTTAACAATTGGTAATGCTGATGTAGCAGCAAATGCAACAGTATCCGTAACAGGAAATAGAACAAATCTATCTTCTGGAACTGTTACAATAACTGCTGATGCGACTGTACTACCGACAGGAAGTAGAGTAAACGTATCTACATCAGACGTTTTAATTAGAAAATGGGATGGTGTAGTGCCAGGAGTTTCAATGACTTGGGATAGTGCAACTTTTCCAGAGAAGAGAGTATAGGAGAATAAATGTATTTTGGAGGAGCATCATTTGCAGCAGCACCTTTTGGAGCAACAGCAGGTCAAAGTATTAGAGCTGTTGTTACTGGTAGCAGAGTAAATTTAAGCACAGGTTCTCCGACTATAATAGGTAAAGTGGTTGTTACTCTTTCAGGTAATAGAATAAACGCAACAATTGGTAATGTTACAACAAGAGTAGATCAACAAGTAGCTGTAACAGGAAACAGAATAAACCTTGCAACAGGCACGGTAGATGTGATATCATGGAATCCGATTCCCCCAGGGGTTTCGCAAACATGGGTAGATATTGACCCATTAAACCCATAGGAGAAAAATGGCATCAAGTACGTCAAGTGATTTAAAACTAGAATTAATTACCACAGGTGAAAAGTCTGGTACCTGGGGCACAATTACAAATACAAACTTACAAATATTAGAACAAGCAGCTAGCGGATATATTGCTGTTGATGTTGCATCTAGTGATGTAGCTTTAGCTTTATCCAATCATGCTGTATCAAACGGAAAAAATTTATACTTTAAACTTACAGGCACGTTAGCTGCAAACAGAACAGTTACGATGCCTGACTCTGCAGAAAGAGTGTTTGTTGTCGAGGACGCAACTGCTAGATCATCAAGTAATTACACATTAACAGTTAAAACAGTATCTGGCACAGGTATTGCATTACCGGTGGGATCTAAATGTTTGTTATATTCAGATGGCACAAACGTTAATTTAGGTATAAGACAAAAAGGATATTACACACCAACAACCGCATATACTGCTGTAGATGGAGATCAATTATTAATAGATACATCTGGAAGCGGTATTGGTTCTGCAATTACAATAACTTTACCAGCATCACCAGCTGTAGGTTCAGAGGTTCATTTTATAGATAGTGGTAATAACTTTGCATCAAATAATTTAACTATAGCCAGAAACAGTTCCAATATTCTAGGTGCTGCTTCCAATCTAGTAGTAAACACAAGTGCATCTGCTTTTACTTTAGTATTTGTGAATGCAACAAGAGGCTGGGCTTATAAAGATAAGATATAGGAGCACGGATCATGGCTCTAGTAGAGTATAATTTTAAACCAGGAATAGACAAACAAAATACAGAATCAGGAGCAGAAAACCGTTGGGTTGATTCTGATAATGTAAGATTTAGATATGGACTACCAGAAAAAGTTGGTGGTTGGTCTTCTCTTGTAACAGATACAATTGTAGGTGTAGCAAGAGCACAACATGCTTTTGTTGATATTGCTGGTAATAGATATGTAGCAATAGGTACAGATAAATTTTTATTATTGTATTTTGAAGGTCAGTTATATGACATTACACCTCTTAAGACCACTCTAACATCTGCAACTATAGCAACCACAAATGCATCAGCTACTTGCACAATCACAAAATCTACACATGGTTTAAATGTTGGAGATATAGTACAACTAGATAGTGTAACATTACCAAGTGGTACAGGTTATAGTGCATCTGATTTTGAAGACAAAAATTTTCAAGTAATAACAGTTCCAACATCCAGCACATTTACAATAACACAATCATCTAATGCAACTGGTACGGTATCAACAGGTGGTAGTTTAAGTATCAAACCTTACGAGCCTGTAGGACCAAGAGCACAATCATACGGTTATGGTTGGGGTATTGGAACATGGGGTGATGGTAATTGGGGTGAAGCAGCAGCTGCAACTGATGTAACACTAGAACCAGGTTTATGGTCATTAGATAATTTTGGACAAGTATTAGTTGCAACAATACTAAATGGTAAAACTTTTACATGGAACGCTGGGGCAGGATCAGCACTAACTACAAGAGCATCAACAACTACATCGGGATTTTCTACTGCATCAAATCCGACTGCATCACGATTATCTCTAATATCTCCTACTACAAGACACTTATTACACTTTGGAACAGAAACAACTATTGGTGATACAACTACACAAGATGATATGTTTATAAGGTTCTCGGACCAAGAAGATATAAATACTTATACTCCTTCAGCTATTAATACTGCAGGAACTTTAAGACTACAAGATGGTACAAAAATTATTGGAGCTATAAAAGCAAAAGAAGTTATTCTAGTTTGGACAGACAATGCTTTGTATACCATGACGTTTATAGGAGCACCTTTTACATTTAGACTAGATCAAGTTGGTACTAACTGTGGACTCATAGGTCAAAACGCTGTTGTTGAAATAGACGGAGCTGCATTTTGGTTAAGTTCAAAAGGTTTCTTTTTGTATGATGGTACAGTTAAATCTATACCATGTAGTGTTGAAGATTTTGTATATGATAATTTTGATACAACAAAAGGTCAACAGGTTGCAGCAGGATTAAATAATTTATATACAGAAATTACTTGGTACTATCCAGCATCTGGATCTGATTATAATGATAAGTATGTTGTATTTAATTATGGTGAATCAGCTGGTGTATCTGGTGGTGTTTGGTACACAGGAACAGAAGCAAGAACAAGTTGGATTGATTCTAATGTTTACCCTAATCCTTTTGCTACAAAGTATGATGTCAACTCTGATGGCACATTTCCTGTAATTGTTGGACAAGATAGTTTAGGACAAACAACATATTTTGAACACGAAGTAGGAACAGATCAAGTTAATCCAAATGGTACTACAACAACGGTAACGTCTTTTATACAATCATTTGACATAGACCTAGAACAACGACAAAGAAATGCACAAGGCAGAGCATCGGGTCCTAAAATATCAGGAGAGTTATTTTTAGCTATGAGAAGATTTGTACCAGATTTTAAAACTTTAGCTGGTAATGCCAAAGTTACATTAAATGTAAAAAGATACCCACAACAAACATCTAGTCAAACAGCGTTGAGTCCTTTTACAATAACAGCTACTACAGATAAAAAAGATACAAGAGCTAGAGGTAGATCTGTTAGTCTTAAAATAGAAAATGATGCAGCTAGTGAGTCTTGGAGATTTGGAACTTTAAGATTAGATATACAAAACGACGGAAGAAGATAATGGCAAAGATAGCAATTAGAATACCAGAACCAAAAGAACAATATGATTTTTCTAACCAAAAACAAATAAATCGTGCATTAAGTTTGATGAAAGAACAACTAAATTCAACATTCTTAGATGAGATTAAACAGGAGCAAGAGAGATTCTCTTGGTTTATAAGTGGCTAATATATATACAAATTCAAAAGTAGATTTAACAAACACATCTGAAACTGTTGTTTATACAAGTCCAGCAGCTGGTACATCTACAACTGCAACCACTAGTATAATTAAGTCTATACTAGTGTCTGAGGACTCAGGTAATGCAGATAGTATAACTTTAACATTAACAGATACTTCTTCAAACGTGTTTAGTTTGTTTAAAACAAAGGCTGTTTCAGCGAATGGAACAGTAGAACTGTTAACACATCCTCTTGTTATTACAGAGGGAGAGGTTATAAAAGCAACAGCAGCATCAGGAAATAGGTTACATATTGTATTTTCTGTGTTACAAATAACAAGGGATTAATATGGCATTTACAGAACCACCATCAGTTAGATACGAGATAATTAACGGTAAAAAAGTACCAGTTGTTGAGTGTGAAACTGAAGTAGTATTAAGAAATAAAAAGACAAATCATGAGTATGCATCTGATAAAGAAGCAGAAGATGATATAGCAAACCCTAATACAGACACTGTATACGAGGATGTTACAAGATCGGTAAAAATTAAAGTGGCAGACATGCCAGCACTAGGAGCAGGATCAGAAGAATAATGGCAATAACTAGAGCACAACAAGCAAGACAGATGTTAAAAGAAGGTAGCAAAGATCCTGTTGTACAGGGAGGTGTTGATAACTATCTTGGTAAACAACCACAAGTTGTTGTACCTAGAAACTGGCAATCAGGTCCTAATAAACCACCTACAGAATTAGCATATATTACAGAAGCAGAAAAAAAATTATTATTAAAAGAAGACATACATGGATCATTAAAAAAAGGACCTAACAAAGGTCCTGGAGGTGTTATGTCATTAGATAGTTTCGGTGACATTGGTGGAGCTGGTGCAGGTGGTGCAGATACTGAAGCTTCTGGTGGAGCTAAAGAAGGAGCAGGTTTTTCTGGTCGAGGACCAAATGAGAGTAGAGACGATTTTGAAGACAGAAAAGATAAACAAAGAGAAGACTTACAAAAAGCTCAAAAAGCTCAAGAAGATTATTTTAAAAGTGAAAAATTTAAAGAAGAAAAAAAAGCAAACAGAAAACTTATAAAAGATAATTTAAAAGCTGATAAAAAAAAACGTAGAGATAGAATTAATAAAATATTATCTGGTGGTTTTGGAAAAAATAATCCTTACGGTTTAAGCCCTACAGAATTAAGAGATTTAGAAGTTCTTGGATACGGTGTAGAAGATTTATATGGTGAAGAAGGACCTAATAAATTTTTTGACGACATACTAACAAATGCTTTAGAAAAAGATGATAGACTATCTGGAGTTAATTTAGAAACTTTTCAAAATAGACAATTAAAAGATGTTGTTGGATCTTTGCCAGGACCTCTTCTAAATATTTTAGCAAACTCTGGTCTTTTACAACCAGGAATGACAAGAAATAGAAAATTTTTTTCAGCTGATGATTATGAAAGTATATTTAAAAATCCAAAAAAATCTGTTTTAGAAGCGGGTAAATATACATTTGATGGAAAGCCAATTACACAAGCACAATTTGAAATGTTGTCTCCTGCAGAAATGGAAATGGTTTATAAAGATTATGACACTAGAAGAAAATCAGGTGAAATAGATGCTTACGGTAATGAAATTATACAAACAGGAGGACCAGATCAACAAGAAACAGACCCATGTAAAGGACCCAACCCACCTGCATATTGTTTTATAGGTGGTAATGCACCAACAACACCTGATCCTGTTTTCACGCCTGCATTTAGATTCATGAACCGTGGTGGTATGGTTGAAGATGCACCTATGGGTGGGATCATGGATCTTGAATCAACAAGACAAATGTTATTTATAGGTGGTATAGCAAAGAGTATTGGTAAAGGTTTAAAAAGTATTACAAGAGGAATTAAAAAAGTTGCAAAGTCACCAATAGGTAAAGCTGCTTTGTTAGGAACAATTGGTTATGGTTTAGGTGGTGGAACTTTTTTTGGTAAAACTTTACCTGGTGTTGGAACTAGTGGAGGTTTTTCTTTTAAAAATATATTACCAAACATACTTGGAGCTAAAGGAGATAATGAGTTTGGTGGTTTCCCAGGTATATTTGGATTAGATGGAAAAATTTCTAAGGGTTTAGGAGTCTTTGGTTTATCTGGATTAGGTGGTGCTTTATTAGCTAGTTTAGAGGACAAAGATGATGGTTTTAATATAGATGAATATTACAAAATGGCAGGTATAGATATACCTGAAAATCAATATAGATTTTTAGCAGAAGGTGGAGACGTAGAACCAGTAGCTAAAAAAACTATGCCATTATTAGATATGGATGGTCAAGAAATGGATTTTAGAGAAGAAGGTGGCTTTGTGCCAATAGGTCGTATGGAAAAAGCAGACGATGTACCTGCAAGATTATCAAAGAATGAGTTTGTATTTACAGCAGATGCTGTTAGAAACGCCGGTGAAGGTGATGTGGACAAAGGCGCAGAAGTTATGTATAATATGATGAAGAACCTCGA